ATGATTTCAGTTTCCGGGATGCCGAGGACTTCCACCACTTTCCCAAATTCGTCCACGGTCATTTTCGCCTTCCCGGTCTCCTTCTTATGATAATAAGAGCGGGAAATATTCAGAGCTGCCGCGACTTCCTCTTGGGAAATTTGGCGGGACATCCTTTCATATCTAAGCTTCTGCAGATTGAAGTCCACCAAGATCACCTCCCGTCTGTATCCTATATTAGCTCATTCGTTCCCGTTTGTCAACATACAATTAAAAATGAATATTTTTGTTGCCTATTTGGAACAATACTGGTATAATTGTTACTGAGGTGAAAAAAATGAGATCGTCAAAAGAAGTAATAAATGAAATCAAAAAATTAAGGGAAGCACGCGGATGGTCGTTAGATGAACTGTCACGCAGGGTTGGGATAGCAAAATCAACGCTGTCCAGATATGAGAGTGGGCAGCGGGAATTTCCAATTAACGATATTGGGAAATATGCAGATGTTTTTGGTGTATCGGTGGAAAGTCTCCTTGGAATCAAAAAACCTACTACAACCATTCCCCTCATCGGCACCATCTGCGCAGGCGACGGGCTCCTGGCGGAGCAAAACATTGAAGAGTACATTCACTACCCATTCCGAAACAAACGACAACCAGACTACGCCTTGCGCGTCAAAGGCGACTCCATGATCGGCGCAGGGATCGAAGACGGTGACATTGTTTATATGCGATATGCTCAATGGGCCGACTACAACGGTCAGATTGTGGCGGCCCTCATCAATGACAATGAGGAAGGAATGCTGAAACGCATTCACTGGTCGGCCGACTCGCCGCTAATCAGGCTCGCCCCAGAAAATGATGAATACCAAACTATCGAAGTCATGCCGAATGAAGTCACAATCTGCGGAGTGTATATGGGGCATTTTAAACCGGAGAGGGAGGTATAGATGATGAGAGCAGCTCTCTATTTGAGAGTGTCCACACAGGAGCAAACTGAAAATTACAGCATCGAAGCGCAGCGCGAGCGCCTCGAAGCATACTGTAAGTCTAAAGGATGGACGATCTACGACATTTATGTAGATGGCGGATACTCCGGCGCAAATATGGATCGTCCAGCTTTACAGCAGATGCTATCCGATCTGCCAAATATCGATGTTGTGGTAGTCTATCGTTTAGACCGTTTGTCCCGCTCCCAGCGTGATACGCTAACACTTATCGAGGATTATTTTTTAAAAGCAGATGTAGATTTTGTGTCGATCACTGAGACACTCGACACATCAACGCCGTTTGGCAAAGCTATGATCGGGATCCTGTCCGTTTTTGCTCAACTTGAGCGCGAAACGATCACCGAGCGGATGCGTCTAGGTCAGATCAAACGCGCGGAAGAGGGGCTAGCTGCGATGGGCGGTGACTATGATCCCGCCGGTTACGCTCGACAAGATGGCAAACTGATCATCAAACCGGACGAAGCGGAACACATCCGCACCGCGTTTGATCTCTATGAGCAGCTACTGTCCGTCACAAAAGTGCAGCGAGAGTTAAAACGACTCGGGTACCCTGTGTGGAGGTTTCGGCGCTATCGAGACATACTATCAAATAAACTGTATTGCGGATATGTTAGCTATGCTGGGAAATATTATAAAGGTCAACATGAACCAATAATCAGCGAAGAACAGTTTGAGCGAGTGCAAGTGTTACTCTCCAGGCATAAGGGGCATAATGCTCACAAAGCAAAGCAAAGTTTATTCTCCGGTCTTGTACGGTGCGGCCGGTGTGGGGAGCCGTATGTGTCATACCACACATCTAAGAGCAAGTACGGGGTGTATCGGTACTATATATGCCGTGCTAAGCGTTTTCCATCGGAATACGAACGGAAATGTGAGAATAAGACGTGGAATGTAAAAAAGCTGGAAGAGATTGTGCAACATGAGTTATCCTTAATTACGCTCGATAAAGAGGTAGGACGACATAAAACAAAAGAAGTCGATTACAGTAAGCTGATTAAAAACGTTGATGTAAAGATAGAGCGCATACTAACACTCTACGCGGACGGGGAAATAGATCGATCCGCTTTGGACCGGCAAATCGAGAAGCTGAATGAGGAAAAGAACAAGTTGCTCCAGGAACAAAGAAACCAGGATGCAGCCAAAAAGAAACAGATCACTAAAGAAGAGTTAGACAGATACAGAATAGACCTTACGGGGGCAGACTTTGCAGTCAAGCAGGCGATTATTGAAAAACTTATAAAATCCATAACCATTAACGGCAAGTCAATTTCCATTGAGTGGCGTTTTTAATTGCGCCATTTTTACGTATTCATTTTTGGTCACTGTGCTAGCTGACCATGAATACGTAAAATAAACAAAAAATCCCCCGCAGCGGTGCTTCCGCATACGGGGGATTTTGATTATTGACCAATATCGCTTCTCTCGATCCGCCAGATGGCTTGTCCTGTCGTGAACGGATCGGAAAAAATAAATTCATAGTAATCAGAATCAGGAACGTCAAATGCAACTTCACCGCGCATCTTTCGCCCAGGCGCGACTTCTCCGTCTACAGATCCTTTAGCATCGATATAGATGGTCGGAGTGTATGTATAGCTATCTGCGTCCATAAGCTCTATCTGCAATAGAGTGGATACTGCCTCTGACTGGTCTCCGACATTTTCAATTGTCATATCGATCACCAGGAACTTGTCATTATCGGGCGATAGAAATTCAGCTTCCTTTACCTCGGTGGCGGCATTCAATGTGATCTTTAGATTGTCGAATTTGACTGTATCGCCTACTTGAAATATCTCGGGAGTATTGGTTGTTTGCGAAGCAGTTGATGTCTGAGTGGTTGCGCTTGTATCAACCTTCTCAATTGTTGATTCGGAGCAGCCAGCCAACAAAGCTAGAGCAGCGATGATACCTATAATCTTTTTCATAGACCATAACCCTCCCCTAATACTCGAAATCCCCACGGCGGTGCTTCCTGCTCGTAGGGACGTGCCGGTTACCCGGTCAATATGAACATACACTATTTGTCATTTTTCGTCAATCGCTCCCTCTCGCGCTGGATCCAGAGCGGCTCATATCCCAGCACGCAGCAGCCGCAGCGCGCGCAGATCAGCGCCCTCGGCTTATCTCTCGTCCAGCGCGGCTTGATCTCTGTCTTGCAGCTGCAGATCGGTACGCCGTACATGTCGATCACTTCATATTGACAAATCATACCTTCCGTATATAATAATAGTGTATCCGAACGCTGTGGGATATAAAGATTATTTATTACCAATTCTTTTATATGAACGTTGTGGGAATCCTCGCCAGATCGGCGGGGATTTTTATTTTTCACAATTTGTTCGTATTGTGTTCGTATAGACAAATGTATAGACACATGCTATAATGAAATCAAGATAAGGAAAGGAGATGAATGAAAATGCAAAACGTCATGACGCAAGCCTGGGTGATCGCACGAGAGGGGCAAAGGAAGTTCGGAGGTAAGGTCCGCGAGTACTTCGCAGAAGCACTGCGCATGGCGTGGCGCATCGCAAAAGGTATGGAAAAAGAATTTGAGCGCATGAAGGACATTGTCAAGAACGCAACTTGTCGTGAGTGGAAGAACTACGGAAAGCACAGAATTTACGTCGAAGCAAACATCAGACTGGTTGAACAAAAGGAAGTCAAAGGCAATATCATAGGGGCGCTCCGCCGCATCGAAGGTACCTGGTATTACGACGTTATCGAGGGCAAGCTGTATCGGCAGAATTGCCGCGAACGCGATCTTACGAGGGCGCATCCCGACGTGCTGGAGTACATGCGGAGCGAGATCCGGAAGATTGTCACGGATAAGGTGAAGGCGGTGCTGAAGAAATGAGAAGGATTCAGCGGGCATACCGCCTACCCGCTGACCTGGTCGAGCGATTCGACCGGGCGGCGGAGCTGGCGGGTGTGGACAAGACAACAGTGATCGAAAGTGCGATCGTGGATTTTGTTGAGCGCGTCGAAGCTGGCGAAAAGCCGATATTCAAAAAGGAGGTTTCGAGAATGAAAGACATTAAAGCTTACGAACACGATGATCGCGTTGAGTATTACTCAAGCAGCTTGTTTGACATCGCCGAGGTGATCGATCAGGCCGATCGGGAAGCATTCATCGAGTCCGGGAAGGAGGAGTTTGACTCAACAGTAAGGGTTTACGGCGTGAAGGAGTTCATGGTCATCAAGTACAATAACGGCGTCGTGACCGGATCCCTGATCTCGGGTAATGAAGTTGAAAAAATGTTTTTCAGAAAACACTATAACTAATGTGTTTCCCGGTGCGACTTTACCCGATCTCTGGAGCAGGTAACCGGGAGGCGGCAACGCTGGAGGAGGCAAAGCAGGTCGCAGTCGACCTCATGACGTACACGCAGCAAAACATCATGATCGAGACCGAGGACGGAGAGGTAGTCGCGACGGCACGCTGGAGAGGTTATAGGCCGAGCGAGGATGAGATTGAGGACGGTCGAGTCCTCGAAAAGATCGGCGGCGGGTTTTACGAGCGCTGGGACGATGAGGAGTGAGAGGGCTGCACAAGCCCTCTCCACCATAACAGAATACTAAGACCAGACGGGGGATTAGTTATTCGTCAGGATCGTCTAGGATCTCGATCGTCATGTCTGACTCTGTTTCCTCGACTTTTTGCCACTTGCTAGATTGCGTATCGGGATGATACGCTTTATCTTCGTCGTCCCACACCTTGATGACAGTCACAATTTGCATTTCAAACAACCCCTATCACGATGAACTTGTCGACTTTCGCCTCGGATGAGTTTATCGCTATGCCGTGTTTAGTAGCGCCCACGTTAAATGTGTCTATCACGTCAAATACCAAGTTGTCATTGACGAAGCATTTGATGGAATCACCATTTAACACTACCTGCATAACATCACCATCTTGAGGTGCATATGCGTTGTTGTTGCCAATCAGGGTCGCAGTGCCGGAGACAAAACGGTAAAGGCGGAAATGTCCGTTTTCCGATTGAAACGTGAAGTAATTTTGAGCGTCCGTAACACGAAAGGCAATCCTCGTACCTGGCCTTATGACAGGCACGGATAGTGATATTTTGCAGTCTGAAACGCCTGTTTGTATTACCGATCTGGCGTTCGATGTGCCAGTGGGGTTAACTACCTGACCCTTGGATATAACTAAATTTCCATTCAGAGTCTCCCACACCTGACCAGTCAGCGCTGTTCCTAGCGGACCGTCGGCGCGGTTAAAATCGTCAGCAGCAATCGCCTTGCTGACCGTAAGTGGGGCGATTTTAATTTCGCTCGAATTCAGCACGTAAACACCGTCGCTAAGATCTAGCGGAAATTCAGCCCCTCTCCGTCTCCGTATAATCTCCATCTCCGCTCACCTCAAAAATAGGATACTTGCAAGACAGCCGATCCGCCCACCGCAATCGCCCTAAACTTGCGCAGCTGGTCAGCACAGTCCAGGCGCAGGACGTCCTTATCGTATAGCAGGTGCCCCTCTGTGTATGTCGGATCACTGCCGTCCACCCAATAACGCGCGTCCGCACCCTCTACTGTGATCGTCGCAGTCTTAGCTCCAGTAGGGATATTAACCAGGCCGACTGAGCTGCTGCTGACAGTCAGCGTCTCGTGCCCGATACACTTTGCCCCGGCCAGTCGCACGTTTGGCATCGACTTTCCGTCGTCATCATTGACCGTGTGAGACGTGACGTAATACTTGGACATTCATTATATCCCCCTTTACATATATGGTGTGCCGCCCGGCGCATGCCAGGCGGGGAATTCTCATCTACCCAGCGCTCTGTACAGCATAACCCAAATCTCTTCCCGGGTCACAGGATCCTGCGGCCGGCTACCATCCGTGATGCCACGGCTGACCGCCCACTCCCGAGCCTCGGCAAACTCCACCTGCCAGCTGGGAGCCGGCTGCTCAGGCGGCCTGTATGCGTACCCCGCATACTGACAAAACGCCCTGACAGCGGCCTCGGCATACTCGCGCCAGTGCTGCTCGAGCAGATCCGCGTCAGCTGCGTTGGTAGCAAAACCGTACTCGATGATCACCGTCGACACGCTGCCAGTCTCGCGATGCATGTAGTAGTAGTCGACCGTCGGCTTGTTGTCCAGCGGTTTGCAAAAGACCCTGCGTCCAGGCATGCCTGCATCTCTGATCGCGTTGTAGATTGCGGTGGCGAGCTTGCCATCCGAGTGTATGCTGTGGATTGTCTCCACGCCGCGAGCCGTTGAGCTGCCGGCAGCGTTAATATGATTACTGATGCAGTATTTGGCGCCTGACTCGCGCACGATCTTGGTGCGATCTGCAGGCGATAAATACACGTCTTTGTCACGGGTTAGCGCGACGGGGACGCCAAGTTGCTTAAAGCGGTCGTACTGGTACAAGCTGATTTGCAGGACGAAATCCTTCTCAGCCCAGCGCTCGGTCGATCCGCCGCCGGGATCTTTTCCTCCGTGCTAATGACCCGGATCGATAATTAATACAGGACGATCCGTTTTCATAGCACCACCTCCTCGTTGATCTTTGCAGAAACAAAACGACCCCATCTATCTCTTTTGTATTTGTGCGCCTTGGTTAAATGGCACCTTTTACAAAGGAAGATGAAGTTGCTTAATTCGTTATTCTTTCTATTTCCGTCTTTATGATGAACGTCAAGATTATCAAGGTTTGTTTTATCGCACAATGCACATTTATGTTCCAAATAAAGAATTGCTAATCTTCTGTAAGTATCTCCCGCCATACCATTCCGCCCATCGATATATCCGGGAGCCAAAGGCCCGCGCCTGCCATACATAGGGTTTCGACTACCTCTGACATCCGCGTGATTGGCACTTATTTTTGCTCGCACTTCTGGGCGTTTTGCGGGATTGTTTGTTTTATTTCTGTATCTAGTTCCGCATCCCACAGAGCAGAACTTTACATTTCCCCTCTTGTACCGGCAAGGATAAACTTCAAAAGGCTTCCCGCATTCCAAGCACACCAAGGGAATCTTTTTCACTTTCTTTGGAGACATTATTTCGCCTCGCCTTTACTCCGCAGCACTTCCACCGCCTGTTTGATGATCCCCGGTATCGGCGCACCAAGTCGGCCGGCATTTTCAACTAAGCTCAGCAACTCATTCGCTAGGTAGAAAAAGATAGCAGCATCCCGAAATAAGTGAGCCTCGCCCAGTGCCGTATCGACCAGATGCGCAACCGCCACGATCGCGAAAATCATGACTTTTTTTGCAATACCCCACAACCCTACGTCACTCCGCAGCTTTCCCTCTTTCGCAGCCGCCAGCACTCCGGAGGTATAGTCTAGTACGACGAACGTTAGAAGTATAGAGAGCAACGACGACCAACCTCCGAACAAATATGATGCTGCAGCTCCTGCCACGCCAACTAAACCTTTGATGAACGTCTCCATACTATCACTCTCCATTTGCATAATAAAAGAGAGCCCCGATCTGGAGCTCTCCACTGTTGTGTATAATCGTCCTTTCGTTTAAGATGCATCAAGCTCGGCCTGTACCGCAGAACGTAAATGCTCCGGCACGTCGTCGATCGTAATCTTTCCTAGTCTGATCTGTAGCGCTAGAAATTTAGCCATTTTGCAAGATCACCTCCAGTAGCGCAGCCTCCAATGCCTCGATGCGATCTTTGTCACTGACAGGTGCAGGTTGATCAGCAAGCCGCCATCCATATCGTTCGTCATAGACGACTTCGCGCTCTTCCGTATACGCTCCGGCTGGCAGTGGGTTAGTCGGCTGATCCTCATATACTGCCTCTTTGATCAGATTTCCTTCTTCGTCATACGCCGCTGGTTCGATCTCGATTGACTGTATTTGCTCGTCCCATTCACCGATATTGATCAAGTTTCCGTCTGCATCAAATACACATGTTTTGATCACGACACTGTCACCTGCCCCCA